CGGGAATCATGGGGCGCTCGTAGTTATTCTCGTCCACCGCCCATTCATTGTAGAGCCAGAGGTCGTACTGACCCCAGCGCCCTTTGTAGACGGCGCCCTTGGCGATTTGCGGGGCGATATCGATGAGATTGCCACTCTCACCAAGGCGCGGATAATAGACCGCACCCTTGATTGTGGGATCGTAGATGAAGCCATTCCACGCGCTCGTGGAGAAGACCAGATCGGTAACATTGGCGCCCGAAAGCTTGAGGATCTGGGCCTGCCAAATTCCGATGTCGGCAGACGGCGTAGCCGTGCCTGGCGCACCGGTCGAGGTGATGACGTTGGCCGCAGTCCATTCGGCAGTGCCGCTCAGGGCCAAAGTCAAGCTCGGGTCACGGCCGAAGTCGACCACCTGGGTCGGGAACCCATCACCGGCAACCGTAACGGTGCCCGTGGTCAGGGCGCTCGCGGCCATCCACTCTAGGCGACGAGTCAGAATGTCAATCTGATCGGTCATCTCTGATGCCAGATTTGCCATCTCACGGTCGGCACCGGTCAGCTCGCCACCGATGCGCTCGCCAATCATGCGACGAACTGGGCGCCGAAGGTCGGGAGCCCGCTTGTCCTTGATGTAGGCCGGCTCGAAAACGTTGGTCTGGATGCGCCGCTGCTCGACCAGTTTCCCCTCAACGAGGGGGCTGACGAAGGGCGCCATGCGGCGCTTGCCGACATCGACATCGATCGCGACAAACTGCGTGTCGCTCAGCACTTGGTTAGGAAAGAACCTATCCAGAAGGAAGGTGACCGGTCTCTTGAGGTTTGGAACAACCTGGATCAGGCCGATCGTGTCGTAAGCGAGATTCGGGGTGATGGTCATGGAAAAAAGGGCTCCATTTAAAGGAAAACGGCGCCCTTACGGCGCTGTAGCGGCCTTTGCCAAAGGCCGGGTTTGGATGGCAGTTTTAGTTAGGCCACAACGTCGTTGCTGGATGTAAGCGGGTCAGCGGCCGAGACCGAGCTCTTCAGGAAGATCGCATGTGCGGCCAGAGCAACTTTGAGGTCACTCAACGCCCAGGAACTGTCATAGGAGACAGCGCGGGCATTGAATTCACCGAAGAAAAAGGCGCCGCACTTCACATTGCCCGCGCTCGCATCGCAGTAATCAGCGAGGATGGCGACCGGGGTCTGGCTTCCATCGGAGGCCGTCTTAACGGACACGATAAAATTGCCGAGCGTGTCTTCGTAGGTGACCTTGAAGCTGTCACCCGCCACAAACGCCGTGCCGCCGGCAGTGATCGTGAAGTTGATCTCCGCATTGGTAAATGCCGTTCCGGCTGTCGCGTTACCGAGCGAGACGCCTTCCGGATCAGTGACGGCAAACACGGTCGCGCTGGTCGCCGTCAGCGTATAGCTGCCCGCCTCAACTGCGGCCCCCGCGGAGAGCGAGCCAACCGTGCCGTTGCCGGTGTTTCCGGTGGTAGCCGTCGCAAAGATCGTCGCGTTCGTAGTGCGACCAAGAACGGTGCCCCGGGGAAGCGCAGTGCCAGTCACCACATTGACGTCTTCTGTGACGAGCATAGTGCCGCCAGCGATGAGCTGATCGGGATTGTAGGAGTAGGCGTAGGCGCCGGGGGCGAACGGCTGATCGCCCACCTGATTGACGTAGAGAGTCATGTCTGAATTCCTTCAGGTCTGAGGTGGATGATTAGGCTTCGTTTCGGCGCCACTTGTCGGCAGCGAGAACCGCTGCGGCAAATGCCTTGGGGCCGGAGAGTTTCTTTTCAGGGGCGCCGTCTGAGCCAACGTCGGGATTCTGTTGGGTAGACATGCGGGTTCGAAGATCGGCGCTCTTGGCCTTCTTCGGGTCAGGGGCATCTTCATCTTCGGAGGCGGTCGCGGCCAGAACGCCGATGGCATCCTTGGCTGTCATGTTGGTGTCGAAGGCAAGCTTGGCAGCAACGTGGGGGCGACCCGCCGCATAGGGAGAAGAGAAGATGGCCTTGCAGCGGGCGCGCTCAGTCAGGCGCGCCGTGCGGGCCTTCTTGGCACCCTCATCCTTCTTGTCGTCGTCATCGTCATCATCGCCGCTCTCAGCCTTGACAGCCTTCTTCGACTTCTTAGCCTTTTTGGCATTGTCTTCGTCCTCGCCGTCTTCGTCGTCATCGGCGAGGCCATCATCATCGGTCTCGTCATCGACGGCATCGTCCAGCTTCTCTTTCTTGTCGTCCTCGTTGTCATCGACATCATCGAGATCGCCGCCGTCTTCGTCGGCCTTCGTTTTGGCCTTCTTTGACTTCTTGGCAGCGTCATCGTCATCCATATCATCGGCCTTTGCGGCCTTGACGCTTTTCTTGCGGGTGAGAAGATGCGCGAAAGAGTTGCTGGAAGCGAGAGTAGCACGAAGTGACATGATAGGATTTCCCCAAAGAGCCGGCATGCGGCGATAAAACCGGCAGATGCCGGCCGGTTGAGACGTGTTAGGCTATGGTGTCGAGCATTTCCAAAAAGGCTTCATCAACGGAGATGACTTTGTCGGCCAGGCCAGCAGATACGCCGGCGCTTCCCATGAACGTGCCAGCTTCCATCGCTCTGATTTTGCTAGCTGCGATATCGCGGTTACGAGCCACGGTATCAACAAACAGCTCACCAAGAGCGTCGATCTCGGCCTGGATACGATTGGCGGCCGGGTCGGTCATTTTAGAGGTCGGCCATCCATCAGCCTTGCGAGCGCCATAGGTAAATGTCGTGACCTCGATGCCGGCTTTCTCAAGAGCACCAACGATCGAAGTGTGCTGCGCTATGATGCCAATGGAGCCGACACCACCAGTTCGAGGGATCATGATCTTGTCGGCGGCAGAGGCGAGTGCGTAAGCCGCACTGAAGCAAGCCTCATCTACAATCGCCCAGATCGGCTTTGTCCCGCGCATAGCGTAAATTGCATCGGCCATATCGAAGCAGCCACTGCACTCCCCTCCAGGGGAGTCGACATGCAAGACAATCGCCTTGACCATATCATCGCCGATAGCCGAGGCAAGGCAGCGCCTGATCTGCCGGTAGGACGTAGAATATCCCCACCACCACCAGTCAGGTGAGTGCATCAGGTCGCCCTTGATGGGGATGACCGCAATACCCGCGACAACATCGTAATCGCGATCTTCACAGTCGGCCTTCTCGCCAAGGATTGCGGCGATGTCGCCGCCATCGCGAGCGAGCGCGGTCAAGACAGCGAGGTGCGAGGGAAGGAGGGCGAGGGGCCGATTATAAACCAAGGAGCCCAGGGCAATATTCTTAGCCATCACTCTGCCTCAGGTTTTTGCGGTGGCTTGTCGACTTTTGACGCTGAGTTGGGGTTATCTCCGCCCTTAGCGGGAAGAGCGCCCGCCCATTCAGGCAGCGGAATTCCAAGCTCTTTGAATTTTGCAATCTCGTATGCCCGCTGGTGCAGGAGCTCTTCCCACTCGGAGCCTTGCGATGCAGCCTCGTTCTCCAACGTGGAGAACCCGGCATCCATGCCGAGAATGGCACCCGCACGCTCGTCCACTGGGTTAACCCAGCCCTTGGGCGGACCAAGGAATAGGCAGCGAGCAAAAGCTGATCGGCACTCAGAGAATTCCGGAACGACACCAGACGGGAGAGGTAGCCCGTCAAGCTCGATCATCTCTTCCATCAGGGCGCCCCAAATGGGCATAGCGAAACCAACGAAGAAGTCGTGTTGGCGACGGTCCATGGTCTTTCCGGCCTCAAGAGCAGCGGAACGGGCCGACGAATAGTTGACGTTGGACCAATCGTTGCTGAGCTGTTGGGCGGAGAGCCCAAGGCCAGATGCGATATTCCGGAGCATCGCGTTTTCAAATGGTCCAAAATTGCTTGATGGGCGAGCCGCAGTCACTGTCTTGATGGCTTCGCCGGGATACATATGCGGAATACGAGAGCCACCCAGAAGAATGGCGTTCTCCCGCGACCAAGCCATGCGATCCTGCTGATATCCGTTTAGACTAAATTCCTGGTCAAGGTCCTCACCTGAACCCATCGCCTCTTTGACGAGCTGCGGGTCCATCGGGCTTTCGATATAGGCCGCGAAGATAGCATTGATGATGGCTGCATCGAGCTCGGTGCCATCATACTTGATCAGCATCTTCAGCCGCTGAAGAACGGGTGCAAAGATTCCCGTCCCGCCGCGGTGCTGGCTAGCGCGCTGGTGCTCAAAGTAATGCACCACCATCGGCCGGCCCCAATTGGTCTCCCGAGGAACGCGCTCCCAGGTAACGCTTTCCGATGCAGCCCACCAATCGCCCTGGTGCGCCTTGCGAATATGGTAGGCTATGGCGGCCCCATATCGGTCGATCTCTACCCCGCCACGCAGCGACATCGTGTCGAAGGCTTGGTTGGGATTGGAAAGCCGATCCGGGTCGATAAGTTGCACTGCAGTGGCGTACCGAGCGCGTCCGCGGCTTACCCTCTCAGGTAGCCACGGCAACGTAGCAAGGGCATCCCCATCAATCAGGCCATGGCGGAATGCCGTGTGCGCCATCTGGCTGAATGTCTGATTGCGGGTCGCATCGCAATAGCGCCCTGGGTCATCCGCCCAAGTGCGCCAATGCGCTTCGCAAACTCGACCAAACTCCTTCGCCCAAACATGGTCGAAGCCTTTGTTCCCAGTATATTCCTGCAGCCAACGCCAGTCAGGTTTGGAAACGGGTCGCAGATTTGCGCCGATGGCGTTGTCAAGAATGCGGGTGACCGCGCCGCTGGCCCAGCCATCATTTTGAACAAGCTCACGGACCCGCGCGACGATCGTGTCGCGAAACGGATTGACGCTCGTATCAGCAGACCAAAGAGTCGGATTCCAAGCCGCCATATGCTGGCCGGTTCGCTCGGCCGCGTCATAAGGGACATTCGATCGCCCATACAGAGAGGCGAGGGGGCGTTGCCTCACGGCGGGCGGCATCGGCTTGCCATCCGCACCGAGAATTCTAACTGGAGAATCACTCATCTATAATAAGGACGCAGCGGAGTACGTGACTGCACTGGATACCCGAGAGCTCTCGCCACTTCGTTCATGTCGTTGATAAGCTGCGCCTGCGACGTGAACGCAAAGGTGACTGATTTGCTGCCGTCACCCTGGGCGTAGCTGGCGTTCGTCACCTTCGCGCCGCTTTTCAGCTCAATCATCGCCTTCTGAAGCGATTGAAAGAGCTCCGAAAGTTGATCCCGCGAAAGGCCGAGCAACCATACCGGCGTTATGTAGCCTCGGCCTCCGCCCAGAAAGGAACCTGAGTTGCCACGTATAAGCATAGGGCAACTCCATCTTCATCGCTTTGGTTTCATGATCGTTAGCGGCGGCGCATTAAACCAGAGCCCCGGCTCAACAACGACATCCGATCTCGTGAACGGCCGCCATCTTCGGTAGTAACTGATGGTCCACGGGAAGCGGGGACAGTTTCTTTGCGCAGCGGACTATCCAGGGATTGAGCATTTAGGGAAATTTCCCTGGGCTCAACACTCGCATCAACTTCTTCTGACTTCGGAGCCCGTAGCTCCGGTTCTGCTGCAGCTGCGGCTCGCTGGTTGAGCTTCATGCCCATG